CTCCTCTTTCATTAAGTTTTACTGGCAACTTAATGGATGGATCAATGCTGCTTACTCTTTCTAGTGCAGCAATTGCAGCCTGACCTGTTCTTGTTCCTCTTACTGCTTTTATAATATCAGATACTGGTCTTGTACCATTCATAACAATATTTGATTTACCTGCAGGGCTTGTAGTTGCTGGTCCAACAAGTTTCTTTACGGCACTAGAAATTTTAGAATCTGGGTTCTTTACAAGTTTTCCAATAATTCCAGTTTTTTCATTACCCATTCTAGAATATACAAATTTGTCATTAATTGGCAATTCTGGTGGAAGACCTCTTGTTGATTTTAAGAAATTATTTCTGATTAATTTTGCTGTAGAGTGTGCATCTTTTGGAGCCATTCCATCTGCAATTAATCTTGAAGTCATTGTTCTTAATGCTTCTGGATGTAATAGTTCATTTCTATATGCGCCAAGTGGAACTCTTCCACTATTAAGTTGGCTATTCATTTCTTTTGGAATATCAAAGCCAATTGCTGTATATGCATTTTCTTTACTAAAGCCTAACGCTCTAGATCTTGAAGACATTTTATCTCCAGTTAATGTTTTAAAATCAACTGCATGGGCAAATGCTCTTTTTATTTCTGTTGGTGGAACTATTACTGGTGTAGCAGATGTTGCATTAATTCTGTCCATAATAAGATTATGGGTACGTCTATAATTACCAGCACTTCTTGCAGCAATTCCTGGTGCGCCACTTAAATCTATTTTTGAAACAAACTTTGGAGAATTACTAAATGGTTGTGCATCTCCCGTGCCAGTTCCATATTTTCTTATTTGTCCGCTAACCATTGCATTAATGATTGGTTGGAATTGAGGGTCTTGTGCAACTCCCCTTGGAATTACTGCTTCTCCAGGGGTTAATAGTGATGGCACTGTATCTTTATTTCCAGTTCCAGGAACATACGGTGTTCCGTCTGCAAATTTTCTTGGTGCTCCAGGTATTCCTCTGCCACCCATCATGCCTGGATTTGCTCTTGCAAATGCTGAGGCTGCAACTGTTGCCTCTATATAAGCATTTCTTAAAGCATTAACTGCTACTGCTTCAAACTCAAATCTTTGTGTAAGTTGTGTATGTGCTTGGTTAAGTGATGCAGCAACAGTAGCGGATTCAAGTTGAGAAGCATTTAAATATGTTGTTTGTTCTGCAAGGTTTGTACTGCTTGCGCCAATTTTCATAAATCCTGTACGCATTGCCAAGAATAACTTAATTATATTTGCAATACCATTTGCAACTAAACCAAATGTCATAAGCAATACTGGTCCAATAATGCCAACAAGTGCTCCTGTAGTTACAATAAACTTTTTAACTCCATCATCTAAACCATCAAAAGATTTAAACATTTTTCCAAGAAACTTAACAATTGGTGTAACTGCTTCAAGGAATGCTTTTCCAATAGGTGCAATAGAAAGTTTAAGATTTTCCATAGATGCTTTAAAGTTTGTACCAACTGCATCTTCAACCTTTTTCATTTCTCGCTCAGAAAGAATAGCAAGTTCTTCAACGCTTGCATTTGTTAAACCAAGTACACGATTTGCTTGGCTTCCTTGTTTTGTAATATTTTGAAATAGTGTTGATAGACGAGCAAACTGGAACTTACCAAACATCTGCTCAATAGCACGTGCACGATCAAGAGGAGCAAGTGTGTCAAGTGCTGAAGCAAATTGCAAAACTGTATTTTTAATATTGCCAGCATTTCCTTCAACAATAGCATTAACATTAATACCAAACCCAGCAAGCATCTCGCTTGCTTTTTTGCTAGGATTAATTAATGCTGCAAGGCCTGACTTTAATGCGTTAGCACCTTCTGATGCATTAATTCCGCCTTCTTTCATTGCTGTTAGGAAGAAGGCTAAATCTTCTACACTTCCTCCAAGTTGTTTGATTACTGGTCCCGCTTTTGGAATTGCTACAGTTAAATCTTCAATATTTACTACAGTCTGGTTTTCAACTGCGTTAAGGAAGTTAATTTTATTTTTAAGATCTTCGGCTGAAACACCAAATGCGTTTGTTAATGAGATTGTTGTTTCTAATGCTTTTTCTTGTTCTACACTGCCAAGTACCGCAAGTTTTGTAGCCTGTGCAACCTGTGCTGTAAGGTCTGCACCCATCTTACCCATTGCTGCAGCATCCGCTGCCATCTTCATGGTGTCTTCTACTTTAACTCCATACTTTGTAAAACTTTGTGCAAGCAGTTCAATATCTCTCAGTGCTTTGTTTGTCTGATCAGATGTTGTAAACATTTCACCATATACACGCTTGAATCTTACTGCCTGAGCCTCAAGCGCCATAAATGTTTTTGCTGCTGCTGCGCCAAAATATGCAAGAGGAACTGAGAAACCAACCATCAACTGACGGCCTGCCCATTGTGTATTCTTACCAAAATTTAAAAGGTTTGTTGATCCCTGTCTAACTAACTGATTAAACAGTGCTTGTTTTTGTGCTGCTAATGCTTGTTGAGTTCCAAAATCTTTCATATTTAGGCTTGTAGGCGTTATAGCCATTGCCTTAACTGCGCCTGATGCGTCACGACCCATCTTGATATATTGAGTCTGCATTTTTCTTACACGATCTTGTGCTACCTTGCCAATTGTGTCAAATTCTGACTTAAACATTCTTCCAAATGTTTTTGTTGATGCGCCAGCATATCTATAGTACTCACGCATTGTAAGTTTATTATTTTCAAGTGCATGAGTAAAAGATTCTGTAGATGATCTAACAAGGCCCATTCTGGCCGTAAACATGCCTGTAGCATTAATTGAATTTAATAGATTGTTTTGTAAACTTTTTTGTGCTGCAGCAGAGGCTGCGCTTCCTTGAGCAATTGATGAGTGAAAGGTTGCTAGTTGTCGCTGTAAATTTTTAAGTCCCGCAAGTGCAGACGACGTATCAATGTGTACGCCAATATTAGCATTTACGTCAGCCACAAACTAGCACCTCCCAACTATTTAATTATTTGCAAGCACTGTGTTAAGAAGAGCGTTTGCGTCTGTTAACTTAACCCCAGAGGCTGCTTCAATGATCTCGTAAACCGTTGGGAGATCAAGGATATCCTCTAATTTCTTACTATCTTTTGCTAGTTCTGGTTCAAACTGTTCCATAGCAATCTGTACACATTCCATAAGAAGAGCCATTGACTTTTCATTATTTTCTGCCACCACTGCTATTTTTTCAAACTTACTCATAAATGGACGAAGCAAAGAAATCTTAAGAGGTCTAACCTTAATCTTTGTGCCATCCATAAGAATAAGTTCTTTACCCTCATGTACTGTTGTTGCCATTTTTCCTCCTATATAGGCTATGTCAATTATAGCATAAGAGAGGGGTCTCTTCCGTCTTCATAATCAAGACCCATACCAATTCCAAACCCTAGTTTTTCTGCATTGACGCCTTGTAGGGCAAGAACATCATCTGCATCAGAAGTTGCACCTTTACTAAAAACTCTGGCCTTCATGTCTTCCCATTCTTTTTGACCTTTATCAGACCCAGATTCTTTATCTAAATCTACTCCTTGAATTGCAGCCAAAAATTTCTTTTCTGAATAATCTAACTCTCTGCTTACCTCTAGCGTTGCCATTAATTCTGGCATAGATAATGAAAGTTCTAATTCTTGATAATCTTTCCATATACCCAGCAAAAATACTTCTGATTCTAATTTTGCTAGATCAAGGTCATCCCAAGTAGCACCACTTTCTATAGCCTGGTCTTTAACTGGTTCTTCAGACTTTTTATTTATTTTAATTCCTGCAGCAAACTCAAGCACTTGATATACTGTTGGAAGGTCAATGCTATTTTCTATATCTTCAATAGTCTTTGATATTTCTGGACAATATTGCTTCATACATATTCTTACACAGTCAACAAGAATATCTATTGCTTCTTGGTCATTTTTACTTTCTTTTATTTTTTCAAAATAAACCATAAATTCACGTAAAAATTTAATTTTTAATGGGATAATTTCTAATTCATTTCCATTAAATAATTTTACATAATTAGTTTTATATATTGTTGTTGCCATAGATATCTATTTTAGCATAGAAACAACAAAACCCACTACCTTTTGAGTAGTGGGCTAGTTGTATAATTTATTAAATTATGATGCTGGTGTCCAAGTACGATCTACGATCTTACCATATGAACCAGATGTGTCCTCTGGGAGAAGACGGAATGAAACTTCAAACATTGAAGCCTCGTCACGCTTTGCAGATACTGTAACATTTTCAATTGAAAGTGCACGGTATGCTGAATAAACACGCTCTACATAAGCAGAATCTACGCAATCGCCTGTTCCTGGGCCTACTGCAACGATACCACGCTCAACTGGACATTCGCCAATGTCACCTGCAGAAAGGTTAAGTGCCTGTCCGTTTGATGTTGACTTTGTACCTGTTAACTTTGAATCGCTGTAAGCCAAAGAAAGCATAAGATTTTCTAGTGTTGCCTCAGCAAATGCTGTCTTCAATGAGACCTGCATTCCCTGCTTGTAAAGTTTAGCAACGTCAAGAATCTGGTCAACCTTAACTTCACCGAAGTCAGGTTGGAACTGCAGTTCAAGACCATTCATTGTATAACCAACGTTTGTGTAATCAGCATCGTTAGTAAGTGTGTCTCTGAAAGTCTTTGAAGACTCAAAGGCAGTTAATGATGCGGCATCCAAAGTTGTATCAGCAACGAATACCGCTGCTGCACCAACGATAATGTTGGTTGATGTACCACGACTATAATTAGCCATTTATTCACCTCTTTTTCCTAAATAGGGTTATTAAGTTGTTTGGCGTTTGTTTCCTCAAAAACTAGTATAACAGCATTTTTAAGTGTATAATGTACCAGTGGTGTGATAGTCGTATTCAACTATAATCTTGTTGCGATAATTAAACTTTATAGATCCAAGTTCAACTAAATCTCTAGTCTCATCAGCCTGAAAAACCCTTAAACTGTGGAAAAATACATTATGGTTTAAACCAGTGATTTTGTCTGGGTTTTCAGTAAGCCATTGGTTTATGTCTTGTGCTGAAGAATCTTGTCTATCTAGTGCTTCAATAATTACCCTTGAAATATCAAACATTTTATCGTCATACAGGGTATGTACCGTATACACAAGTTGTTCTCTTTTATGTCTATAAAATGCACTTGGTTTATATCTAACTAATCTATCATAAACTATTAAAAAAGGAGATGGAGAGGGATCAATTTCATCAAAAATATCATCAATGTTTGTTGACTGTACTGGAAGGATTGGATCTATCTTGTCTGGTCTTGAGGTCCATAAATCATGTAACTCTAGTTGTGCAAGAACATATTTATTCAAAAGTAAGGGTGGAAAACTTGTTGTTTCTTTTGCTGTATATGTTGTCATAATATTATTATACTCCAATGTGTGCGTTTGCTATCCATTTAAAACCAGTTGAAATACCTATATCTCTTCCAGTTTTTGATCCTGCAATAAAATTTTTCTTATACAAAATTGGATTTTTTATATAAGAATAAAGACCAGAAGACTTTAAAAATGATTGTTTAAAATAAATATTAAAGAATTGATCTGCTATTTTTTCAAAAGAGCCTTGTGTAAAATCTCCACCAGGATTAGAAACAGTCACTGGTCTTTTTGTAAAAACTGTTTCTCCGTTTATGTCAAAAGCAAGAACATCAGATTTTTTAGGTGCAATGGTTACCTCTATTCCATTCTCCATTATTTTTGCTTTATCGTAAAAAGGAACAGATGAACCATTTGGCAACGTTGATGACTGTTTAAAATTAGACTTAAAAGAAAGTCCAATATTACTTACAGTGTAATGAAAATCATATAGTCTTGCTTCTGGGCTTCCTGTGTTATACCATTCATAAATATGATGTAGTGCTTTTTGATTTGATCTTGCTTCAGCATCTACATATTGCTTTAAAACAATAATTGTACTTTCTCCAAGATGTTTTAAAAAAACATTCTTTCCAGAATTAACACCATCTAAAAATCCTATAGAATAATTAGTTATATTTTTTATTTTCTTTTGAAGATCTTTAACGTCAGTAGTTACTTTCATTAGTCACCCACTGTTTGATTTTCTGACCTACGCCACATCATGTAGTAGTATTCAATGTTTTGAAGTCCTCCAACAAATGGCTCAAGGGTTGCAACTTCAAATATTGTTCCTCTTCCATCTCTTGGACCAGCAGTTTCTCTATACACAAGTTGTTCGCCAGGAAATCTTATGTTTGTTATTAATATATTTGTTACGTTGTAATCTTGATTTTTAGAAGAAGTTCTTATGTCTGATCTGCATCTTGCAAGTAATTTTCCTTCTGATTGTAAAAATACTGCAGGAGTTGTTTCTTCTTGTGTTCTTTTTGTTATAGGCTGTGCATTGCATGCAATTGTTTTATCAAATATCCACTCTTTTATTGCTTTACCGTATTCACCCTGTTTGATTATTGCATAATAAACATCAGCAAGCATTGGATACATGAAGTCTGTTGTATCGCAAGAGTCTGATGATGCCCCATACATTACAACATCCCTGGTGTACGCAAGTTTGTTATATATTTATCAAGAATAATATCAACCATAATGTTTCCAGTACCAAAGAATTTTGATGGGTCATACTGAAGTTTAAATTGATCTGTTTCGTAGTTTGTAATGTATGCCTTGTAATGATCCATCTTGCCACACTTAAGGTCATTAATCATCATTCCTACTGCATCACGCACATCATTTGGAATAACTTTATACCCTGCATCATAGTCAATTATATAATCAAAACCTTCTGGAAAAGCAACTGCTGTATTTTTTGTATTTGTCCACATATTGTCATAGTTTTCATATGGTGCATATGTATAAAATGAGTCTGAGCCTGCATCTCTATATTTAAGAGGTTTTCTTTCTGCACGATTTTTAGATTCGTAATATGAGGAATCTGTAGGAACCTTAACAATAGAAGTTCTATCTTTTGTAACAATATAATTAAATCCGTCAAGGGCTGGACCATTTACTGTATCTTTAACATCGTATACAAGTTTTCCATTTTCATATACTTGGTTAATTTTATAAACTGTTCCCCAAACAGGAATGTAGTCTGTTCCTTGACCAACAACTTCAAGGATTTTCTTTTCAAAGGTAAAACCACGATTAATTAATGAGTCAACAATTGCTCTAGCAATTCTTTCATTATATGTTGCTTCTGCAATCTCTGTTGCTGTAGTGCCTAAAGTTTTTGGGTCAACATATGGTCTAATTACGCTAAGAATGTCTTGTACTAAAATGTGCTCTTCTGCATCTTCATTAATTTCATAAATTTGAACAGAGTAGTCATGGTCATAAGTAATAAAGTCTCCCGTAAGAGTAAATGTAATTTGTGAGTTTGCATCTGAAGTAAGTGTTTCAGAAACTTCAATAGTCTTTGGAGCGTTCTCAATAGTAAACAAATAATCTGTATCTGGCTGTGGAACATCGTACTTTACTTCAATTGGATATGGTGGGAGTCTTAGAATTATCATATTATTTACCGTAGTGTTTTGCTACCTCTTGTGGTGTCGCAATGCGAACCTTATCGTGGGTAAGCCACTTTTCGGAAACCTCCTTGGTTACAATATTATAGCCTTTTATGACTTCTCCAACGCCATTCCAGAATATGTTACGCTCTGAAAAAAGTGCTACCTTTTGATCTTTGATTTTTTCTACCTTTGGCTTTACAATTGATTCTTCTTTGGGAGTCCAACTAGCAATTACCTCAAGCATATGAGCCTTTGTTGTTACCCCAAATAAATCAATGTTATTTTTCTTTGCATAAGACTTTATTTCCATAACAGTCTTTTTAGACAAATCTTCAATAATAGACATTAATTCCTCCTATGTCATTATACCAGAATTAGCGCCGTCTACCTCTGCCAAAATTATTTTGCATTGGTAAACGAATTCCATTAGGAGTTCCAGATGGGTTGACTGCATTTGGTCCTGATGTATCACCAAGGTTTGCATCTCCAATGGTTCCCATAGTATTAACCTGTAAACCACCTGCACCCATGATTATAACTCCTGGATTTCCTAATGTAACTATTGCACCTTCACCATTGTGTGAATGATCAATAGGTGTTCCTGGATATGACATTACTTCTCCTTATAAATGACTAAAGGGGACAGATTTCTCCGTCCCCCAAGTCAATCGTTTAGCGATTATGAGTTGTTTGCTGCTGTTGCGAATGCAACTGCGTCAAGTTCTTCCCACTGAATACCAAAGCGGACGAATACTGTGTACTCAATTGTGTCCTTCTTTGGCTGGTAGAAACGGTTTACAGTGATATCACGCTGGAATCCCCATACACGGTTCTGCGGGAATGTCAAATCAATGTATCCTGCAGGGTAGTAAGGAACTTCCTGGACCTCAACACCGAGAACACGTGTTGTACGTGCTCCACCAAATGTCTGAGCGTTACCATCAAGGTATGCCTGACGGTTTGCAGGTGTACCTGCTGGCTTGCCAGCAAATGCTTCTGCGATTGCATCAGCCAATGTACCATTGTTCTTAATGATACCCTGGAATGCGTCTGTACCTGCATAGAACTTAAG